AGATATTCAAAGAAGAAAAGAAGAAGAACAAGCAGAAAAAGAAAGATTAGATAAAGAAAAAAAGAAACAAAAAGGTAGAAGAAAAAAAGGAATGGTAGGTCAAAGAAGTTTATTTACTAAAGGTACAAAGGGTATGACAGATCCAGAGGGTAAAAAATATGAGTAGTAATAAAGGAAGTTCTCAAGCATCAAAAGATTCTAGTAATACTTATCAAAGTAATGATCCAGGAGCTAATCAAGGTAGATTTGATTCAAATGTAGAAAAAGCAAGAAAAGAAGTTAAAAAAAATTTAGGACTAAAAACAAATCAAACTGGAGGAAGTAAAACACAAAACAAAACAATAAGAGCATATAATCTTTCTGGTAAAGATATGGATTTTTATGGATCTGAAGCGTCACAACTTGCAAAAGAAGAAGCAGTAAAAAGAGGTCAAGGTAAAGTTGGAAGTTATTTTGTTCAACAAGGTGGAGAATTTATAAGAATAAATGAAAAAGAATATAATCAGTTAAAAGAACAAGGAGCAAAAGTTTCATTTAGTTTAGTAGGAGATAAAAAAACACAAGAATTTATGTATGGCAAATCTAATACTCCTATGGGATCTGGAGATCCAAGTGGTGTATTAAGTTCAATAGCAATATCTCAAAAAATGTTTGAAAGACAGCAAAAAATAAAAGGAGCAATAGCTCTTGGTTTTGCCGCAGCTGGTATACCTGGTATACCAAGTGCTATGTTATATGATTCAATGAGAACAGATTACGAGGGTTATTTAGATAGATTTAATAAAAACATGACAAGTACATCTATAGCTGCATCTTCTAATAGAAATACAGAAACAAATAATAATACAGGAACAACTACAAATAACGCAACAATAACAAATCAAAATCAAGATGCTGCATTAGAAAAAGAATTAAGAGCTAATAGATATGCTTCCCTTACAGGAACTGGTGGAACAGATGCAGAAAGAAGATCTTTATTAGCAACTAGTACAAGAACAATAACAGGAGCTATGGTTTAATGGCATATATAGAATTAGCAGATACAGAAATAGATACAGGAGTTACAGATAATAGAGTAGCTTCTTTTTTAAAAAAATACAAAGATTCAGAAAAAATATATGATCATTGGAAAGATAAATATGAAGAAGCATATGAATATACTTTACCTCAAAGAGAATCTTTTTATGAAGAAACTGTAGGAGAAAGAAGAACAGATAAAATATTTGATGAAACAGCAGTAGTAGGTATACAAGAATTTGCTAGTAGATTACAAGCTGGTCTTGTTCCTACATATGGAAGATGGGCAAACTTTGAAGCTGGATCAGAAGTGCCAGATGAACAAAAACCAGCTGTTAATGAACAACTAGATGCAATAACAAAATATGTATTTGAAATAATTGCTGGATCTAATTTTAACCAAGAAATACATGAAGCATTTATGGATTGTGCTATTGGTACTGGTGTACTTTTAGTAGAAGAGGGAGATAGTTTAAATCCTATAAACTTCCAAGCTATTCCATTACCAAGAGTAATGTTAAATAATGGACCAAATAATAAAGTAGATACTGTATTTAGAAAAAGAAGTATTGCTTATAATAGGTTAATGATTGCTTATCCAAAAGCAGAAATGTCTCCAGAAATGTTAAAAATTATAGAAAAGAAACAAGGAGAAAAAGCAAATGTAGTTGAGGGTGTTTTTAAAATATATGATCAACCCAATGAAGAAAAATATAAATATTGTGTTGTTTGTATGAATGAAAAAGAAATGATATTTGAACAAGAGTTATCTGGTATTGGTAGTAATCCTTATGTTGTATTTAGATGGAATAAAGCATCTGGAGAAGTATTTGGTCGTGGTCCAGTATTTAATGGAATGGCTGCAATAAAAACTACTAATCTTACAGTAGAACTAATATTACAAAATGCACAGATGAATATTAGTGGTATATATACTTATGAAGATGATGGAGTAATTAATCCAGATAATATTAATTTAGTACCTGGTAGTTTAATTCCTGTAGCTCCAAACAGTAGAGGTCTTACTCCTTTATCTGGAGTAGGTAGATTTGATGTAGCACAACTTATACTTGGAGATATGCGTCAAAATATTAGAAAAGCATTATACATGGAAACACTTGGTAGACCAGAGGGTACACCAATGTCAGCTACTGAAGTATCAGAAAGAATGGCAGATTTATCAAGACAAATTGGATCTGCATTTGGTAGATTGCAATCAGAATTAATACAACCACTTCTTAGAAGAATAATTAGAATACTTACAAAAAGAGGATTAATAGAAATACCTAGAATAGATAATAGAGAGGTAACAATTATATCTCAATCTCCTTTAGCTCAAGCTCAACATCAACAAGATATAGCTGTAGTTAATAATTTTAATGCTATTTTAGCTCAAACATTTGGTCCACAAATACTTAATATGATTGTAAAACAAGATGAAGTAGCAAGATATATGGCTGAAAAATTAGGATTACCACAAAAATTAATTAGAGATCCTCAAGAACAACAAGCTCTAGTAAATGAGTTGCAAAATATGGCACAACAAGGTAATGTACCTGGAAATGTCATGGGAAACCCTACGCAACAAGAATAATAAAGAAGCAGCTACTGATGATGATAGGACTTTTGCTAGCGTATTTAATGGAAGACAAGGCAAAGCAGCAATCGAATACCTCGAAAAAATAACAAATAATTCTTTGGCAAATCCAAACTCTAGTAGTAATGTGTTGTGGCATTTAGAGGGGCAAAGATATTTACTAAGTGTAATAAAACAAAAAATTAAAAGAGGACAAAAAAATGGCTGACGAAGAACAAAAAACTAATGGCGAATTAAAAGCACAAAGACCAGAATATGTATCAGAAAAATTCTGGAACTCAGATACAAGTGAAGTAAATCTTGAGGATCTTGCTAGTAGTTATAACTCTTTAGAAAAAAAACTAGGATCAAGAACAGAAGAATTATCAAAACAAATAAGAGAAGATTTAGAACAAGAAAGAATAGCTAGTACTCCTAAAGAATATGAATTATTCCAACCAGAAGTACCAGAGGGTGTATCTATTGAAGTAAATAAAGATATACCATTACTTCAATGGTGGGAAGAAACAGCTAGAAAAAAAGGATTATCACAAGAAGAATACAATGATGGTATACAAAAATTTGTAGCTAATCAAGTAGATGCATTACCTATAATTGAAGAAGAAAAAAAATTATTAGGAGATAATGCTACACAAAGAATAGAAGCAGCTGATTTGTGGGCAAAGAAAAACTTATCTTCTGATGCTTACACAGCAGCATCTAGTTTAGCAAATACTGCATCTGGTGTAAAAGTTATTGAAGAACTAATGAAACTAACTAAAGATGCTCCAATGCCTACAACAGAAACTGCCATAGAAGCTGCTCCAAGTTTAGATGATTTAAGATCTATGATGAAAGATCCTAGATATTGGAAAGATGGAGCAAGAGATCCAGCTTACATAAACAAAGTCGCAGCTTTATTTGAAAAATACTATGGTAAAGACGAAAGCGAAAAAGGTTAGAGTTACCTGGAGAGATGCTGTATCTCATTCAGAATGGTTAGATCCTAATACTGCTAAGACATATAAACCATATATAAATGTAACTGAGGGTTTTCTCTTAGAAAAAAATAAAGATGCTACAATAATCTATATGTCTTACAATGATACAGACATAGGAGATACTTGCGTAATACCAAGTGAAAATATTGTTGAGCTTTGTGAGTTGAAAAAGTAATAAAAATATGTCAGTTGATTAACTAATAGACCTCTATGGCGTAGAATATGCCTTGTAAAAGATAACATATAAAGCTCCTGTGAGATAATCTAGGTAACAATAGCAACATAAAGGAGAATAAAATGAGTGCTACTATTAATAACGCTTTTATTACTCAGTTCGAATCTGAAGTACATATGGCGTATCAAAGAATGGGTAGTAAGTTCAAAAATCTAGTGCGTGTTGTAAACGGAGTATCTGGAGAATCAGTTAAGTTCCAAAAAGTAGGCACAGGCGAGGCAACAACTAAGGCTCGTCATGCTGAAGTAGTAGCTATGAACATTAGTCATACTAATGTAACTGCTACACTTTCTGATTTCTATGCTTCAGATTACGTAGACAAGCTAGACGAACTTAAGACCAACATTGACGAAAGATCAGTAATTGCAAACAATGCAGCATATGCTTTAGGTAGAAAAACTGACAGCATTATTACTGATGCTATGGCATCTGCTACAACTGTAGCAAACAATGCTGGAGCAAACGGAGCATCATCTTTAGCAACAGACATGAATGTAGCTAAATTTAAAGATATGCAAGCATTATTCGGTACAAATTCTGTGCCAGATGATGACCAAAGATATTGGGCAATCGGTCCAAAACAATGGTCTGACTTGTTAGATGATGATCAATGGTCAAGAATGGAATACATTGGAAACAACGAGCTTCCTTTTGCTGGTATGAACTACACAGCTAAAAGATTCTTAAGTTTCTTAACTTTTGTATTCTCAGGACTAGACACTTCTGGATCAACTGATAGACATACTGTTGCATGGCATAAGTCATCAATGGGTCTAGGTGTTGGATCAGAAGTTAGAACAGAAGTAAACTATATACCAGAAAAAGTGGCTCACTTAATGACCTCTTACTTATCAATGGGATCAACCCTAATTGATGATAATGGTATTAGAGTACAGAAAGCTGCGGAATAGGAGGTACATATGGCATACGCAACTTCAAATCCCGTAAAAAAAATCTCTCAAATGGGAGACACTAACTCCATGTGGTATTATACTGATGGAGATGCAATAGGTACTATTGATGACAATGAGTACTTTTTAGCTTCTCAAGCTGATTTAACAGCTGGAGATGTTATTATTGTAAATAGTGGTGGCTCAAATGGTGTAGTAGATATGTTAATTGTAACAACTTCTTCTACAACTCAAGTGAGAACAGCTTTATTAGCATAACATTAACGAGGGGGAGCAATCCCCCTCCTAAAAAATATGGCAGTAACAAAAATAGACATAGCTTCAAGAGCATTAATAATGATCGGATCTAATCCGATTTCGTCATTTACAGACGATACTACGGAAGCATTAGTAACAAATAATATTTATGAAGAAATTATAGAATCTACTTTATGTAGAGCAAGATGGAGATTTGCTACAGAACAACAACAACTATCTTTATTAGCAAATGCTCCTACTGGTAAGTATGAATATGCTTATCAAATACCAACAAGTCCACAATGTTTACAAATAACGTCAATTACTGATAATGATGTAAATATACAATATGCAAGATATGGAGATAAAATATTTGTAGATGGTCATGGTAGTCAAAGTAAATTAATTATGGATTATGTTTTTAGACAAGATGAAAGTGAGTTTCCTCCTTATTTTAGATTAGCAGTAGAATATAAACTTGCAAGTGTATTTGCTGGAGCTATTGCAAGAGATGCAGCTATGGTTAGAGAGTTTGATAACCAGGCAGAAAGACAGATACTTATAGCAAGAAATACTGAATCAGCAGAAACAACAACAAAAAGACTATCAACTGATAGATTTATTAACGAAAGAAGAAGTAGTCGTAGTGGATTAGTGGTAGGATAATGCCTAGAAAGGTTAGACAAGTCTTTACTAACTTTTCTTCTGGAGAGTTAAACAATCTACTAAATGCTCGTACAGATGCTAAAGCATACTTTGAGGGAGCAAAACAATGTCGTAATTGGTATTTATTAGATGAGGGTGGTCTTATGCGTAGACCAGCTACAGAATATAAAGCTACATTACCAGCACAATCAAGACTAATACCTTTTATATTTTCTAATGATGAAACTGCTTTATTTGCATTTAGTAATAATAGATTAGATGTATACAGCTCTACTGGATCTGTCTTACAATCTAATATAACTTCTAATTGTAACTGGAGTACATCTCAATTATTTGAATTAAACTTTGCACAATTTGGAGATACAGTATTTATTACACATAGAAATAATCCTATAAGAAAAATAGTTAGAGCTTCTTCATCTTCATTTTCTGTTTCTGCTTTTGAGTTTGAACTAGATGATACAGTTACAACAAATGGTGTAAGTAAAACTACAGCTCCTTTTCATAGATATGCAGATTCTGGTCTTACAATTACTCCAGGAGCTACAAGTGGTAATAGTGTTACTCTTACAGCTTCTGCTAATTTATTTACAGCAAATCATGTTGGTGTATATTTTCAAATAGGAACTACACCTAAACAAGTTAAGATTACAGGTTTTACAAATCCAACAACTGCAACTTGTCAAATTATAGAAACACTTCCTAATACAGATGCAGAATCAGATCATACAGAAGAACTTATATCTGCTGAAAGAGGATTCCCACAAGCTGTATCATTTCACGATAATAGACTATGGTTTGGTGGTGTAAGAGATAAACCATCAGCTGTTGTTGCAAGTCAAATAGCTGGATACTTTAATTTTGATTTAGGAACTGGTTTAGCAAACGAAGCAATCAATGTTGCTATTACAGGCGATAGAGTAAATGAGATTAGACATTTTGTATCTTCAAGAAACTTACAAATATTTACAGATGGATCTGAATATTTTATTCCAGTATCATCTCAATCTGCTGCTATAACTCCTAGCAGTATAGCTTTTCTAAGACAAACACCATATGGTTGTAATAGAGCTAGTCCTGTACCTTTTGATGGAGCAACTTTATTTACACAAAAAAATGGTAAAGCAATTAGAGAATATATATTTTCTGATGTTGAACAAGCATATAGATCTACAGCTGTTTCTGTATTAGCTTCTCATCTTATTGATACACCAAAACAACACGCTATGATTACAGGTAATGCAGAAAAACCAGAACAGTTTGCATTTTTCTTAAATAGTGGATCTACACATGAGGGCAAACTTGCAGTATTTCATAGTGTAAGAAATGAAAAGATTGCTGGTTGGACAATGTATGAAACACAAACAGGAGATAAGTTTGATAGCATAACTGCTATAAATGAAAACTTATATGTATCTGTAAAAAGAACTGTACCATCTGGAACAATATATACATTAGAAAAATTTGCTGATACTGATGCAATAACACTTGATTGTTCTGCTACTACAACTGTATTTCAAAAAGGTACACCATTAGTAAATGGAGCTAGTCAAACAGGAAGTACAATAAATGTAGATGGATTTTCTACAGCTCCACAAGTACAAGAATCATTTACTATTGCTGGTATTACTGGAACATATACAATTACAGCTGTTACTAATACAGCTTCTGGACAGCTTCTTACATTAGATACAGCTCTAGCATCATCTCCATCAGATAATGCTGCACTAACTATTGTAAATGGATTCTTACATACAGTTAATTCAGTTTTTGAAAATACAGAAAATGTATTTGCAGTATTTGGTAATGGATCACTAGGAGAATTTACAGTAGATTCTAATAACAGAATTACACTTACATCAGCTCCTTTTCCTACTGGAGTTCGTGTAGGATTTAATTTTATACCTATATTAGAAACTATGCCAATAGATAAAGAAATAGATACTGGTCCATTAACTGGTCAACCAAAAAGAGTAAACAAAGCTATTGTAGATATATCTTCTGGATTAGATGTTACACTAAAAGCTCAAGATTTATCTGCAAAAGAATTAGTTATACAACAAGTAAACTTTACAGCTGGTACAGATATTACACCAGTAACTGATAAAAAAGAATTTAATTTCTTGGGATATAGTAAAAGTCCTACTATAACTATTTCTCAAAATGATCCCTTACCACTTAAGGTATTGGGTGTAGCTATGGAGATACAATTCGCATAATGGGTTTAAGTGCATCAACATTATTTCTAATGAGTACAGCTGCCACTACTATTGGTACAATTTCTAGTGTAAGAGCGCAACGAGCTGCTATTGCTAGAGAAAATTATAGAATGGAAACTGAAAGACAGTTAGCAGAAGTACAAGCATTAGAAGAAGAAAACGCAAGAACAGAAGTAGGATTACAAGAATTAGCTAATAACTTAGCATATCAATCTACTGCTGGATATTTAGATAATAGCATGAGCTTTATAAATATAAACAGACAAGTAAGAAAAAATACAGAAAAAGATATAGCTAATATTAGACTTATGGGTAAATCAACACAAAATAAATTTAGACAACAATTATTTGAAAATGAATATAAATCTCAACAATTATTATTTGGAGGATATACAAGTGCTGCAGCATCATTAACAAGTGGTTTTGCAAGAAGTAAATATTATAAAGGATCAGAAATAACATAATGGCATTAACACCTGGCAAAAAAAGAGTAAGTACAACTGGTAGCTCAGTATCACAACTATCTGGAAGAATGGGTGTTGTTAGAGCTACAACAGCTGATTGGGTAGCTACGGCTTCTGAAGCATTAGGAGATAGTCTTAATGAAATGGGTAAGATGGCTGCTATGCAAGAAGAACAAAAATATAAATCTAAATTTACAATAGATGCAATAAACTTTTTTAATAAAGCTAAAAATGACAATATGAGAAGCACTGAAGGTTTCTATAATGTTGTAGATACTTACATTGATACTACTGTAAAAAATGCTCCTTATAGATTTAAATCATATGCAGAACAATATTTATCAAGTTTAGCTGCAAGTAAAGGACAAGAAATACATAATAATGTCAAAGCAATAAATGAAAATGAAAGCATACTATCATGGACACAATCAAGTGATA